GTTCAAGTTCTTTTCGGAACTCCTCGACGTAAAGGGTCTGGTTTTTATAAAAGATGGGTAACATCTACTCAACAATATTATTATTTAGGTTGTGAAAAATGTAAAGAACATTTTCCATTATATACTCCTGGATCAGATGAATGGGAAAAAATTTGGCTGTATGGATTTATTGTAAAATGTACTCATTGTGGACATGAGCAAGATAAAAGAATTGCGGCAGAAAATGGTAAATGGATAGCGCTAAAACCAGAGACTGATGAAGATTGTAAGATGATTGGTTTTCATATTAACCAATTATATATGCCATTTTTTACTAAAGAAGATATTTTAAATGAAAAACCTGGAGTCCACCCAGTTAACACTGAACGTATTTATCAGAATGAAGTTTTAGGAGAATTCTTTCAAGGGGATTCTAGCCCTATTACACCTGAAGAAATTAGAGACGCTTGTGCTGATATAGGCAGAAAATTTAGAGCAAAAATTTCTCCTGGAGAAGAAAATATTATTGTACTTGGCGTAGACTATGGCGCCAGAGCAGATTTAGAACAATTAGCAAGCCCAGAACAAGCAAAAGGCGGACAATCATACAGTACTGCTGTAGTTTTAGTTGCTAAAGGCGCAGGACTATTATCTATTGAATTTGCAACTAAATTTAAAAGAAATGATTTTGAAAGCAAAAAAGGCATTATTGATCAATTAATGCGACAATATAGTATACAGTTAGCTATAGGCGATATTGGCTATTCTAATGACTTTTCAGAAGTACTACATAATACTTATGGTGATAGATATCTAGTTTCTCGTGCTCATAATAGAGTTAATAACTATGTTAAATTTAATCAAGATGCTTATCCAAAAGAATTAGTTTTTGAAAGAGATCATTATATAGGCGAATTATATGAGCAAATGAAAAAAGGAATGATTAAATTTCCTTTTGGTGATTATGAAAAAATTGCATGGTTAATTGAACATTGTGCAAGTATGGAAATTAAACCATCTATATCTAGAGGCGGAGACCCGTCTGTTCATTATGTAAAAGGCGGAACACCAAATGACGGATTTATGGCTTTACTTAACGCTTATCTTGCTTATAAATTCCTTATAACCCAAGGCTTCACTAACACTAATCCAAATTATAAAGATAAGTCTTTTGAAAATTTAAAAAAGCCTATGATGTTAACAGGTTATATTCCAAGAAAATTTTAATTATGTATTGCTATAATTGTAGCCAGCTATTAGATGATAATAATTGGCTACCATCAAGAAAAAATAGAAACCAATATATTTGTAAATATTGTATTCGACAAGATAATAATAAAAGATATAAAAATAAAAAAATACAGTACTTATCTAATATAAAAAATAAATATAAACTAATTAAAAAAGAAGTTTTTGATCACTACGGTGGCAAATGTCAATTATGTAATGAATCAAATTATGAAAATTTATCCTTAGACCACATAGATAAAAATGGTAGACGACATAGAAAATCTGTTTTAAAAATAGATTCAGGATCTCAATTTTATAAATGGGTCCATAAACATAAACCAAATAATATTAGAATTTTATGTTTTAATTGTAATTGTCAGCACTCAATGACTAAACACCCTTTATTAATAAATAATATAGATTATTTATTAAATAAACGCTGCAAATATTGTAATTCTAATAATAATATAAAAAAATATGTTTGTCGTCTTTGTCAGAATAAACAAAAACATAATTGTCAAATTAATTTAAAAATAAAAGCCTATCAGTATTTTGGCTCTGCCTGCACTAACTGCGGGTGCTCTAAATTAGAGTTTTTAACTATTGATCATGTTAATAATGATGGCGCTATGCACCGTAAAAAATTTCAAAATATATATTCATGGTTAAATGCTAATAATTATCCAAAAAATAATTTTCAAATATTATGTTTCAATTGTAATTATTTAAAAAGTAAAAATATCAATTAATAATCCCAGCTAATAAATAATCATTTAAATATGAAAAATTATAGCATTATAAATAGGTGCAATTATTTCTATTCATTAGTGGCTGTCGCTAAACAGCAGCCTATTTATATGTATCATGGAACTTCTTCAAGAAATTTGTCGTCTATTTTATCAGAAGGTTTAGTTATCAATCCTAAAGAAAAAGTTTGGGAAACAGACCCTTATGCTTCTTTTCATAATCCTTCTAGAGCTTCTATTGGAGGAATTTATTTTACAAAAAATTTAATGACAGCAATTTCATCTTCAACAAATGCTGTAAAAGACAAATACAATGAAAATAGAATTATAGTTATTGGTGAAATAAAGCCAGGCTCTTTAATGGCAGATGAGGATACTTTGCCATCATCTATATCTCAAATTAGAATGCCTGATGCAGTGCCGAATGAAAGCATTAGTTGTTATTTATGGGCTGACATTAATAATGAACCTATAAGTGCTGATTTAATATCAGCAAAAAATTTATATATACAAACTTGCATTAATAGAATTGAAGAAATATTAGGTAATAAATTACATGAAAATTTAAAAAATAGATTGATAGAAATATTTGATGAAGGATTCATAATAGCTTTAAAAAGGCAAGTAAGTCATGTTGATCCATATTGGTATAAAAATTCTATAGAAAGAGTTCTAGGAAGAGATAAAAAAATTGAACAGCCTAGTAAAGATGATGCAGAAGAAGAATACTCTAATTATTTAAATAAAATTACTAGAACATTAAGAGTACTTGCTATTTCAGAAATATCAGGAAAAAACGTGTTAAGATCTGGAAGAATAGAACATAATATAAAATATTCAGGAGGTAATAAAATTGTCGGCATTTTAAAATTACCTCCTCCCTATGATAAAAGTCCTTATAAAAATATAAAAATTATATACGAGCCTGTTGGAGGAATTCCTCAAGAAGCTTTAGATGATTTTATAAATCAATATACTAATTCAGTTACTCCAGATTTTATTATTAATAAATAATTAGTATGCCTATAATTGATATATATTATTTATATCGCATATAAATTGCAATATAATTATAGAGGATTAATGTCAAGTATTAAAAAAAATAACACCTGGGCTGGACCATCAAATTCTGAGCAATATTTGCAAAATAAATCTGCAATACCTCAAGTTAGTGCTTTAATGGCTCAAGGAGTATCTCAATTTAGAAAAGATACTTTAGGCAATGAAGTAGAACAAGGCTTATTTAGAGACGGTTCAAATACCGTTAATAAACAAAACTCTTCTACTATTAATTCAAATGTAGTAGCTTCTGTTGGATTTAAAAAAGTAGGTCAAGTAGTAAGTGGTGGCGGCGGTGGATTTAGAGGCGGTACAGGCGATACTGTAAAACAAACTCCAGAAGTTTATTCTCCTCTTTGGCTTAATAGTAATTTAAATTTACCAAGAGATCGTGCTACAATTAATGCTTGGTGTAGAAGTTTTTATGCTTTAAATCCATTTGTTCATAATGCTATTAATTTACATAGCACTTATCCTATTAGTAAATTAAATATCAAATGCTCAAATAAAGAAATTGAAAAATTCTTCAATGAAATGATTGAAGAAATAGATTTAATGAATATTTGTGTTCAAATTGCCCAAGAATTTTGGCTTTTAGGAGAATCATTCGTCTATGCCGAATATGATGAAAGCAAAGGTAAATGGGGAAGATTATTAATTCAAAATCCTGACTATATGGTTGTCAAGCGTACAGTAATTGCAAATGAACCTGTAATTATGTTACGACCTGATGAAAATCTTAAAAAGATTGTATTTTCTAATAAACCATCTGATATTGAACAAAGAAAACAATTAAATCAACATATTGTTGATTCTGTTAAACGTGGCGATAATATTCCAATTGATAATTTTCATATTTCTCATTTAGCTAGAAGAATTAGTCCATATGAAATTAGAGGTACAGGATTGCCTGTAAGCGTGTTTAGGCAATTAATGCTCTTTGACAAGCTTAGAGAATGTTATTCAGAAGATACCGAAGTTTTAACCGATAAAGGATTTAAGAAAATTACTGATTTATTACAGTTTACTTCAGATATTAACATCAACGCTAATTTTGTTAACGGCATAGTCTTGAGTCAAGACAATAATATTGAGGTCTTGAGTATGAAAGAAGACTTTAAAGTAGCATGCGTTAATCCAGAAAGTAATACCGTAGAATATCATAAGCCAATAGAAATGCATATGTCGCAATATAATGGCGAAATGATTAATTTTAAATCTAGAAATGTAGATTGTTTAGTAACGCCTAATCACAAAATGTGGGTACAAAAGCATACCAGAATTAATGGCAAATCTGGTTGGTCAAATTTTACTAAAGTTAAGGCAAAAGATATTTCATCTACATCTACTTATAGATTCCAAGGAATAACTAATTGGAATGGCAAGAGTATAGAAAATGTTGATGTTTTAGGAAAAAAAGTACCAATTGAATTATATTTAAAATTTATTGGGTATGTTATTTCTGAAGGATATTTAGGTCAAAATTATATTGATTTTGTTCAAAAAATAGATTCAGATTGCATTGCAGATATTAAAGCTACAGTTAAACAATTTGCTGAAATATTCAATTTACCCGTATATGAAAGAGAAGTAGTCACCAAAGATTACAAAAAAGCTGGTTTTAATAAGCAACCTTCTAATCGCTGGAATGCTAGAATTAATTCAAAAGAATTGATGAATTATTTCATTCATCAAGTTGGATCAGAAAAATCTACTTCTGCTTATAAAAAAATTCCAACTTGGATAAAATCTCTTGATAAAAATTCATTGTCTATACTGCTAGATACTTTAGTTTTAGGTGACGGAAGTCACATTAAAAATAAAAACTCATTAGCTTGGAAATATTATACAATATCTAGCAAATTAGCAGATGATGTTCAAGAAATAGCTTTTAAATGTGGTTTTGCACCATCAATATCTAAGAAGATATTAAAGTCAGAAAATACAGAATATTGTGTATCTTGGTCAGATGCTGCAGATGGCAATTATCCTATTTTAACTCCAAATAATAAATATCCATCTAAAATAAATAAAGAAAATTATAATGGTATTGTTTGGTGTTTTGAAGTTCCTACCGGACTATTTATTACTAGAAGAAATGGAAAGGTAGCGATTCAAGGTAATAGCAAGTATGCTCAGGCAGATAATATGATTAACCCTTTGACACTAGTGAAGATTGGTTCAGCTGACTTTAAACCCACCTTTGCTGATTTAGAGGCATGGCGAAATATCTTCGAAGAAGCCCAATATGATAAAGACTTTAAAGTTTTTACACATGAAGGCGTGACAGTAGAAAGAGTTGGTTATGGTGGCGGTCTTGTAGACATTTCGAATGATATTACTCAAATTATAAAAGAAATTTATGTTGGCTTGCAAGTACCATCTGTTTTAATGGATGGAGGTGCTGATACTACTTATGCAAACGGTGGCGTAGCTCTAGATGTATTACGTCAAAGATACATGCAATTTAGAAATATGATGGCAATATGGTTAAAGAGAAAGATATTTGCGCCTATATCTCAAATCCAAGGATTTTATGATTATTCAAATGGAGAGAAGAAATTAATAGTTCCAGATATTGACTGGAACCATATGTCATTATTTGATGCCGGTGATTATATTAATACTATGTTAACTTTAACTCAAGGAGAAGGCGAGCAAAAGAGAGCGTCTATACATAGCTTATATAGATCTTTAGGTTTAGAGTTTGATGATGAAATTAGAAAATTAAGAAAAGAAGCTATACAGTCAGAAATTAGTAAAAAAGAAAAGGCTGCATTAGCAACAATGGATTTGAATACACTAAGAACATTAGATGATGAAGATGAAATTACAGAGCCTACACAAGGTCCTGCTAGAGGAGCAGGAGGACCTGGAGAGCCTCCATTGCCAGGAGAAGCTCCACCAAGCCCACCTGAAGGTCCAGGCGGTCCACCTCCAATGCCACCAATATAATATTTGATATTTATGTATAATTAGACATAAATTTGATTAGCACAAGTTTATGTATAAGTCAAGACAGAAATATACTACTCACGCACAGGCTGCAAAAGAGGTTATTAATGGTATTGGCTCAAAAAATACAACTTTTAATTTTTAATATTTATTTAAAATTAAAGGGAAGAATACCAATAGAAGAAGTTTTATTAATTTTGTTTTTGATTTATATTAATTTTATACAAAAATAGGATATCATCAAATGGGTCAAAGAGTACAAAGAAGAAAAACAGAAGTATCAGATAGCGAGATGAAAGCGGCTATTGCAAATTCTTGGCGTTCATTATTTGGTGAAACACCTACTGAAGAACAAGTTGCTTTAATTATGGCTCATATTGATTTAGAAACAGGTCATAGAAAAGCTATGTGGAATTATAATATAGGTAATATTACTACAGATGGATCTTCTGACTATTATGATGATTTAACTACAGAAGAGCAAATAAGCCCTGGTCAATGGAAATCAATGAATCTTAAATATAGAGCATATCCTAGTTTACAGGATGGAGTACTATCTTATTTAAGAACACTTAGTAAAAATCCTAGATATGCAAATGCATGGAAACATATTATTGAACCAGACCCAGAAGCATATTCAAAAGCATTAAAAAGTGGCGGATATTATACTGCGTCTGAAAAAGGATACACAAAGACTTTAAAAACCTTGTATGAAGGAAGATTAGGTCTTACAAAAGAGCAATTAACTTTAGAAAACCCAAGATTATCTAGAAAAATTGATAAAGAGCTAAAAGAAAGAGGAGTTCAATTAGATAATAAAGAATTTGAAGAATTAATCTCTTCATTAGAAGAAGATGAAGATTTAGAAAATTTCTTAGAACAAGAACAAGATTTTAATATTGGTAAGGGCAAAGATTTTGAAGTTGATTTTGAAAAATTATTAAAAGAAATAATGGCAAGTAAAAAAGATTATTTTAAATATTTGCCTAATAATATTATTACTATAAAATTAAGTTCTGATAATTTTGAAAATTCTATTGAATGTGCTAGAATATTATCTTCAGCATTAGATGAAGAATTAGAATCAAAATCATTTACACACACAGATGGAAATAATGTAGAAGTAGAATGTAGTATTCCGGGACCTCAAAATATATGCGTAAGGGCAGTTAAAGAAATTACGGAAGAAGTATTGAGTAGTTTTTATACAGCTACTAAAAAAATTGGTTCAATTACAGTAAGTGCTGATTTAAAAGTAAATAGTAAATCTTTTTATCCTGAAATTAGTTTTAAAACAGCCGCTATAAACCATAGAAAATTTTTGTTAAAATTTATATAAGGAACTTAATAATGATTACAGAAGAATATTTAAAAAATATGGCAGATAGTTGTAAAGGATCTAGCAAAACTTTTGCTGAATTTCTAGCAGAAACTTTAAAAGATAAAATTATAGAAATATATTTAGGCGATTCTTATGAAGAAATATCAACTGAACAAGTTTCTATTTCTTATCCTGCTGTATTTTGCGGCAAAATAGTAGCAGCATATAGAGAGTGTTTAGTTATAAACTCTATTTATGCCGATAAAAGAAAAGCAATTAAATCAGGTAATTTAATATTTATTAATGAAAGAGCTATCAGGGCATTATGCCAAGTAGATGGCGAAGGCTTCTTAGAAGATATGTTTTTACGTTCTAGAGAATCTGTTCATGTAATGAAAGCATTTGGAAAATAAATTATGTCTGCTTTAGATGATATTATCAAAATAGCTGATGAATATTATATTGACTGTGTTAGTATAATAAAATTAGCTTATATAAGAAAATTGCCAAATGGCAAATATCGAGTATTATCTGAAAAAGGTAAAAATTTAGGAACTTATACATCTAAAGAGCAAGCAAAAAAAAGACTTAAACAAGTTGAATATTTTAAATATTTAAGTGAAAAAGATAAAAATAAAACAGAAGATGCAATAGATTTAAGTAATGTAAAAGAATTTTCTCTTTCTAATATAATGAGAGAGTTAAATAAAAAAGCATCAAAAAAACAAATAATAGAATTTTTAGAAATATATAAAAAATATTTTGATAAATGTATAAAAAATAAAACAAAAAATGCAGATGAGGTAGCGTTAAAATTAACATTTAAAGATTTTTGTAATAGTAATAATGTTAAAGTTAACAATAAATTTGTTAAAGTAGCAGAGTCTAAAACTTTAGGAGATCCTGTTTCTGTTGGAAAGTATTTGTCTGATATTGTAAAATTTATTCTTAATAAAATTTCTCCAGGTAAAAGACAAAAAGCTTTAGATAAATTAAAATATAAGTTTTATTATTTAAATGAAAATGAAATTGCTTTAAAGAAAATGCCAGCCTCTTCTGCTATGGGGCAATCTATTACCTTCGTAAAAACAGTGTTATTTGATAAAGACGCAAGGTATATTAGAGAAGTTTTAAATAATTTAGTAAAGTTTTTATAAATAGGCAAATAAAATGATTAATAATTTTGTAGAAATAATACCTAACAAACTTTACAGAGGCAGCGCCCCTTCGCCTGAAGATGTTAAATATCTTAAAGATAAATTTAATATAAAAAAAATAATTAGTTTAGATGGCGCATCAGGTAATAGAATTTCAAGATCATGTAAATTATTAGGAATAAGTCAAATTATGTTGCCTATTGGTATAGAAAATACCAAAAAAGATCTTTTGCATATATTTAGAAAATATAATCTTAAAAAATTATTACTAAATGATGGTCCTACATTTATTCATTGTTTTGCTGGCAAAGATAGAACTGGATTAATTTGTGCGCTATTTGAATGTAAATATTTGGGAGTCGATCCAGAAGATGCAATAAAAGAGGCAAAATTATTAGGATTCGGTATAGGGGTAGATCCCAAAATTATAAATTTATTTGAAAAATTAATAAGATCTTGTAAGCCAGAAAAAAGTGATGTAAATGATGCATCTATTGTTGAAAATGAGAGAGAATATATAGGCGATAATAGAGATAGCTTTTTAGATGAAGGTCGTCAGGGATCTTTTGCCCCTTATTTAAGTCCTACAAGACAACATCCAGTAGATGCATTATATTCTTATATAGACGATCAGTCTCCAACTAGAGAAAATTATCAATCTGAAAATCCATTTATAGATACAAGTCATAAAGATGTAATACCAGTTGTAGGATTATTTAATAATGAATCTGGAGCTAGAGGATTTGGTCCTACAGAAAATTATTCTGGATTCTTTTATGATTAGAAATCATTGTTATAATAATTAAGCATGCTAATTAGGCAATTATGAGAAAAAAAGCATATTCTATACAAATGAGTTATGATATAACTGATGAAGAAAAGCATCAGGCAGAGAAGGCTATGCTTTATTTTAAACATGCTTCTAAGTCATTAATTTTAGCATCTGACCATTTAAATATAATGAAAGATCCTTTTAAAGAAAATTCTGATGTTCCAACAGAAGAAATAATGAAAACTAGAGCGGCTATAAGAAGATTTAGAGATAAATCTGTAGATAACTTTAACAAATTTAAATTAGATGCTTTTAATTGTGTAAAGTTAATGCATAGCTTTTCTTCTGATACTCAAACTATTAAACTAATGAAATCATTCATATCATCTATAGATGATTTACAAATTAAAGTTAATGATTTTGTTGATTTATTTTCTAATTTAAAAAGTAAAGAATTTGTTACTGATGTAGTGTCATCTATTGAAAATATTCAAAAACAATGTGAAGATATTGAATCTATTATTAATGAAAGAGTAAAGCCTCATATACAAAATAATATTTTGGCAAGCAGTTGGGTAAATGACATTAGCAGCGATTTACAAATAAAAATAGAAAAGAAAAAGCCGCTTATTATTGATTTATTTAATCAGAGACAAGATCAATTAAACGATGCAATTAAAGAAAGAAATTCAAATATACAAAGTTAAATATTAATTTGTTATATCAATATTATAATATAGTTTTATACTTTTTTATTTATCAAACTGTAGCAATATTATATTATACTATTAGAATCTCTAAATTTTTGGAGAAAAAATGTTTATAAAGCATGGCGATGGAAAAATAGTTTCTATTATTGAAGAAGATAAATTAACTGATAATCAAAAAAAATCAGTTGAAGACGTAAATGAAGATGTAAAATTAGAAAATAGTGTTAAATTATCAGAAAATAATTTATCTTTAAAAAATAAGAATCTTGGAGATAATTAATGTTTATAAAATTAGGAGAGAATACTCAAATTCTAGGCATTGAAAATACAGAATCCTGTATACCTGAAATTAGTCAAGATATTTTAGATAATTTCAAAAAAACAGCATCTACTTTAAAAAAGATTGCCCCTAAAGCAGAAGACTTTTTATATTTCTCTGCAGTTATGATGCATGCGGCAGAAGCTTCAGCATTAAATGAAGACGGCACTAATAAACTAAATGTTAAAGGTAAAAAAGTTCAAGTAGGCTGGGATAAAGCAGGTGGTACTTGGCGCTGGACTACAAATGATCCAAGTATAAAACCATATAAAAATTCAAATGGAGATATTTTTCCAGAAGAAGAATTAGTTAAAGCTTATAAGAAGTGGGTGCACAAGCCTCTTTGCATTGATCATAAATCAAGTTCAGTAGATCATGTAAGAGGCTTTATTGTTGATACCTATTATGATCGTAATTTAAAGAGAGTAATTGCTCTTTGTGCATTAGATAAACATAATTATCCAGATTTAGCAAGAAAAGTAGCCACAGGATATTCTAATTGCGTATCTATGGGAACTGCAGTTGGAAGAGCTATTTGCAGTGATTGTGCAAGAGTAGCTAAAGCTGAACCTGATTTTTGTGACCATATGAGAAAGAAAACCTGCTATGGTGAAATCAATGTAGATTTAAATCCAATTGAATTATCTATTGTAGTAAATGGCGCAGATCCAAAAGCACATATTAAGCATATTATTGCAGCAGCAAACACATTAAATACATACGTTGAGAATAAATCTAAAGAATTAGCTAAAATAGCTGAAACTAAGTATACTGCTAATATTAGTATAGTTAATGAGTCAGCAGAACCAACTAACGCTAATTTTTCAGTAGAAACAAGCGATCTTGATGATTTAAAATCAGAAATAGAAAGAATATATGATCAAGTAAAATCTTTTTCTGAAATTGCAGAAAAATCTGAAAAAGATGCTACTGAATTGGCATTAGAAGAAGAGCCAGTAAGTTTAGATCGAGAAAGTGAAGAGCAAGTAGGTGAAGATGGTAGTGATAATTTATCTTCTTTAGACCATTTAGGATATGCTCCGCCACATCAAAGATTTGCTTCATCTAGTAATGAATTGAATAGTTTAATTAAGGAGCTTCGAGAAGTCACTGCTACTATTGATACGAAGTTAACTATGATGAAGAACAATTTAAACAAATTATCAAGCAATTCAATAAACATACAAGAGGAAAATATGTCTGGATCAAAAGAAATTAATAAGCAAGGTTATTATCAAGGTGGCGGTGGCGTTAATGAACCAACACCAGGACAACCAAAATATCAAAAAGACCCAACAAATGAAAGATTGAGACTTGAATCCGATAAGCAAATGGTCGGTCAAAGTCCATTCCCAGAAGTTGGTGGCGTTGAGGATTTACATCCTGGCGTTGAATCAGCTGGCGTATCTGAATTGGAACGCAAGAAGATGTTAGCTCGTGCTGAAGCTGAAGAAAGAGCATTACGTAGAAATGCAATTGTAAATTTAGCAAAGCAAGCTCTTCAAGATAAAAAGGCATATTTCCAAGGTGGCGGTGGCGTTAATGAACCAACACCAGGCAAAGTAAAGTATCAACCAGATTCTCTTCAATCAGATGTTAGAGAAGAAGGTGACAAGCAAATGGTTGGACAAAAGCCTTTCCCAGGTGTAGGAAGTGCAGATGGACTTCATCCATCACCTGCATCGGCAGAAGTATCAGATGAATTAAAGCGCAAGCAAATGTTAAGCCGTGCAGGATTAAGAGCACGCTTCATTAAGGCTGCAAATGTTGATGGAACACAAGATTTAGGCAAGAGTGCTTGGGAAGTTTTCTCTGGAGATAAGTTACTTTTAACTGCCTCAGTAGAAGATTTAACAGGTGGAAATTCTACAATGCTATATGACAGCATTGCAACAAAAGAATTTGGAAGCAAATTGATTGAAAAAGTAAAAGCTTTTGGTGCAGAAGGAATTCGCTCATTAGTTAAAAAAGCTCAACCAGCACCAGCCCCTGAAGCTGCTCCTGCTGCTGCTCCAGCCCCTGAAGCTGCTGCTCCCGCACCTGAAGCTGCTGCTCCAGCACCTGAAGCTGCCGCTGAAGGACAAGATAAGGGTAAAGAAGGAGATCCTAAGGCAATGGCTTTAGATTTGGCTGAAAAAATGAGAGACTTAGCTTCTGATTTAGTTGAAGCAGTTAGAGCATTAACTGGCGAACAAGCTGAAATGGGAGTTATGGAAGGTGGCGCCCCTGAAATGGGAGCATCTGCTAGCTTTACTTTAAATACTTTAAATACACTTAGAAAAGAACTTAATGGAGCACTTGTTCATGCAATGAAAGAAGCTGTTGCCGAATTAAGAGATCATACTCAAGAATTAGATATGATCTCTGATATGTATGATAGCGGCAATGTAAATGCATCTAATGCAGAATTTGTTGGGTCAATTGTACAAGACGCTCTTGATGAAGCTAAGACTGCAACTGCTGATAGCTTAAAGCTCATGACAGCATTTGTTAAGTATGCTCGCGGAACAAAAGAAATTGTTAAGAGAGCAGAATTAGAACAAGAATTATCATTAGAATCTCGTGCATATGATTTACATTCAGATCCAGAAGAAGTAAGTTTTGATGATATTGATGGCGATCTTTTTGATTTAGCTGCTGATGATGAATTAAATCTTGATTCATCCTCTGATTCTAGCGATGCTTCTGACCATGCTTATGATTTAGAAATGTCATCTGATGATAATCATGCTAAGGTTGAAGTACCAGATGAATTATTAAAGCAATTACCACCAGGAAGTAAGATGGCAGCAGATCTTAGCACTAAGGCAGGTCGTGCCGCTCTTAGAGCTAAGTTAGCCGCAGATGCCACTGGCAAAATGGATGATGGAGAGGAACACGATATGTCAAAACCAGATTTTAGCGATATGTTAGAACAAGCTCATAAGCTAGTTACAGATTTAGGATTAGATGCTTCTGATGATTTAGCTGAAGTTGATACAGTTGAATCTAGAAACAAGGCAATGATGGATGTTGCAACCAGCCCAGTTAAGGTTCGTAAAGAAGCAGAAGCAATTCATAAACTTGTTAGCGAAGGCAAGCTAGATACAAATGATCTTGATGCATTAGTTGCAGAAGGTTTAGACAAGGATGCAGTTGCATATTACAAGAAGTATTATAACCAAGTTGATGGTGGCTCAGAATTTGCATCAGCATTAGTTAAAGAGCATGTTAAGGCTAGCTTAGAAACAGAACTTGGTACATATAAGGTTAAGATGGCAAGAGCTTATGAATTAGCTTATGACATGGTTGACCGTGGTCTCTGCTTAAATGATAAGCATGCCGTTGCAGCTCAAGTAGATGAAATTATGAAGTTTAATAATGAATCTTTTGAATCACTCAAGAGAGTAGTAGCTAAACACAATCCAACACTACGTAAAGAAGCCGGTCGCATGCCACAAGTAGGCATGATTGGTTCTGGCGAAGTTAATAGCACATTAGTTTCTGATGATTGGACACAATTATCAGCCGCATTTGCTAAGAGTGGAAAGAGAATGTTCTAATTAAATAAATAAGGAGCTTGGGCAACCAAGCTCCTTATTTCTAACATTTATATAATTAAAAGGTTTATTATGAAAAATAAAAGCATATCAGATTTTATTGCCTCTCAAATGGATAGTGTTTTAAGCAGCGAATATCATCAATCTTTATTTAATTCTCAATATAAAGTTGCCTCTAAGCATGAGCATGAACATGCTCATGATTCTGACGCTGACTCATCATGGGACGCAGATGATAATGATGCAAAAATGTCTAAACACAAATGCACAGATTGCCATGAAGCAATGGATAAGTGCAAATGTAAAAAATGTGCAGATTGTCATAAATCCATGGATCAATGCAGCTGTGATTCATCAATGGCTCATGATAAATGCATGCACTGTCAAAAGGCAATGGATCAATGCAGCTGCGATTATGGAATGGCAGATTCAGAGTTACATGCCGATGCAGCATTTAATGTAATCATTGATAGTTTAATTACAGCCTCTGAAGGATTAGAAGTTGTAGGATCAGAACTTGGTTCAGCTACAATTTTGAAAATTGCTGCAGCCGTAGCTAAGGCAAAAAAGAAAATGTCTCCAGCTGAAAAAAAGAAGTTATTAGAAAGACTTCAAAAAGGTAAAAAGGGCAAGAAGCCAGCAGCATCTAGCTCTTCAAGCAAGTCTAGCTCAAGCTCTTCTAGCAAGTCTAGCTCTTCAAGCTCTTCAAAGGGTTCAGGATCTGCTTCATCAAAATCTAGCAAAAAATAATATTTAGGGATATTAATATGTTTAAAATCGACAGCTTTGAAGATGAGATACATAAATCTATGGAAAAAACTCTACTAGCAAATCAAGTAGAAGAAAAACATGGATTTAATAAACTAGCCAAGGCTGTCGATTATTTAAATGAAGCCGCTGAAATTTTTGAAAATGCAGGAATGAAATCAGAGGCATTAGAAGTTATAGATATACTAAATAAATTTGCAACACATTTAAAAGACAAAAAATTAAAAAATCAATATAAAAATCCAGTAGAGCCAGATAAAATGTCACTAGAACGTGATTTTCTTAATGCTCTTAGTAAAGAACAATTAGAAGAACTAGCTAAAATAATTTCAGAAACACCTAACCAAAATATATAATTATATGCTAAAAAGCATTTTTGAAACAGAAATATTGCAAGAAATGGAAAATAGCTTAGTTAAACAAGCTAATAATAAAAATTTAGATAATGTAGAAAAAGCTATAGATTATTTAAATTTAGCAATTGATATTTTTGAAGACGCAGGATTAAATTCACAGGCTGATCAAATATTAAATGTATTAACAAAAATAGCAAAAAATGCCAAGCCTAAAAAACCAAAAGATCCTAGAAAAATTTCAGACCGTCATACAAAAGGATTAACTTCAGAAAAAGCAATTGAAAATCTAAAACATCATGGAACTGTTTTTAATATGGCAGATGTATCTAATGTCGATGACATTTTAAATGCAGATATTAATATAGAAAATTATGATGAATTAATTCCAGATGATGAAGCCCCAATAGATGCAAGTGTTCCAAATGTAGATTTAGAAGATTTATTTGAAGAAGATTGATAATATACAAACTTAACTTTTATTAAGGAGTAGTTAAATTAACTGCTCCTTAATATTTTTAAAATCTATTTAGTATTTTTGATTGTTATATAAATGTATAGATAAGATATCTTTATGCGTTTAATTTGATTGATATAATTTTATCATAACAGCTAATAAACACATATTTTAATTAGATTTATATGGAGAAAGTAATGTTAATTACCAATGGAGCATTAGGAATAATTCTAATGAATCAAATATGTTAAGATTAGTACAGGTCGGCAATAGCTTACCTGCCAGCTTTATTTGCGATCCTAGTGCTGAATTTCAGCCAGGACAAATAGCAGAATTAACTGTTATTGGCAATCAAGTTATGGCTACTGTCAGCAATGGGACTGCACCTGTTGGAATTATTGATGATATTAAAACAAGAGCATTTACAAATGTTTCTTGGAATGAAGTTATTATAGTTCCTGCAGTTGGTGTTGCTGGTCCAGGAGGACAATTAGTTACTCCAGTTGATATAAAAGCAGAACTTAAAAAACCAAATGTAGTTAAAAGCAGTTTTAATTCTACAATAGATGTTGTTTTAAATCCTGTTAATGGTGTTATTACATTTTTGGCAGGAACTCCTTTAAATTTTGATTTAACAGGTACTGGATCGCCTAATGCAATTAGAACAATTGTAAATTATACATATTATGTAGCTAATATTCCTGGTGATGACAGCACTCAAGGTTCTGGTCGTGTAACAGTTTGGTTTCAAAGAATGTTTTGTCAAACAGACCAATATGAAACAAACCAGCAATATCCTGTTAGAGCAAATTTGTATGTAAGTGAAACTGGATATTTAACAACTAGAAGACCAAGCAATATTCATCCAGCTGTAGCAATGGTTACAGCGCCACCTACGCCGATGAATCCATCTTTAGAACTTTTGTGGTATTAAATCCGCAATATTTGATATATAATGTTTTGGATGTTAACATGACTGAAGAAGCAATAAATACTCAATCTAAAGAAGATCGTATTATTTATTTATATTGTGTTACAAATTTAATTAATAATAAAGTTTATATTGGGCAAACAATTTGCCCAAATAAAAGATGGAGTCAGCATAAAAGTCATTCTAAAAATCCTAAAGCACCATTTCAATTTGCTATAAAAAAATACGGTTTTGATAATTTTAAATTTGAAATTATTGCTTGCTGCAAAGGTCAAGAAAACGCCAATCATGCAGAGACTCTTTTGGTAGAGCAATACGATAGTCTTATAACAAATAATTATGGATATAATGCTACATATGGCGGCATGAATGCGCCTAAAACAGAAGCTTGGAAAGAGTCATTTAAAAACTGGAGAGAGTCCTTATATAAAGAAGAAAAGCGAGCAATTCGTGATAAGCAATCGGCGGCAACAATACAGCAAATACAAGATAAAGGACATCCTGCTCAAGGGCATAAGTGGACTGATTCACAAAGAGAAGGGTTATCTAAATGGAGAAAATCTTTAGATAAAGAAAGTATATATACACCTGAACTTAGAAAAAAAATGTCTGAATCACATAAAGGTAAATCTTTACCTAGAGAGCAGGTAGAGAAGATAATTAGGTCAAATAAAATAATTTGGGAAAAGAAGAAAGAAATTCGTTATTTGAATGAAGATATACGATGCCATGCAGATGGTTGTAATATTAAAGGGCAGGCTAAATATAAAATAATTAATAATATTAGATATTGTAATAAGCATGGTTTAAGGATGTTACGAACAGGTCAATTAGAGTTACAACCTAAAAAACCAATAGTAATGACTGATGATATTAAGAATAAAATCAGTAAATCTAAAATAGGTAAAAATTTATTCAGAACTCCACATAATAAAATAGAATTAACTCAAGATCAAATTAATATAATTATTACAGATTCTAGGTCTATTATTAAATTGAGTAAAGAATTAAATATTGGAAGAAAAGTTATTTCTCGTATAAGAAAACAATATAATAAATAAATCTCTGCATATCTTTTCATTTAAGATAGTTGTATATAATTTAACATATTATAAGATAAATTATATTTATTGAGGTTATAATGAGCTTTAGACATACAAAATTTGATGATTCAGAAGTTATGCGTTCATTTGCTAGAGTGGGCGTACAAAAAGGTTTAGTTGAAGCTGATAAACAAGATATAGTTAAGCAGGCTAGTAAAAAAATATCAGCAACAAAAAATGTTCAAGAAAACATTTTACTTTTATGTGCATCATTAAGAGAATCTGGATTTACAAAACATGCTGAAGATTTAGAATCAAATTTTTTGGCATATAAACAAGCTCAATCATTATATGAAACCTTTAAAGAAAAAGGTGAAGATTTAATCGATATGGCTCATCCAGATGGCTCTCATAAATTAGAAGGATTAGATCATAAAGTATTAACTGTAGTTGATCGCCATAATGAAATTAAAGAAAAAGTTAATAAGAAGCCTACAGGAAAATTAGCTAGTAAACTATCAGAAATGATTAAAAAAAATGCTAATAATAAAAATATATTAAAAGTTATTTTAGCACAAGAAGACGCCACACAAGAAGATTTTCCTGTTACTCAGAATGATAGAAACAAAAGAGCATTACAATCAGCTATAAATGTACAAAAATACATTCAAAAATTTCCTGATCATATTAAAAATTCTAGTGGTGTTGCAGATATAATTAAACAATTAGGTTCGCTTACTTCAGAAAATATTGAAAATGCAGGCGAAGAAATATCAAGAAATATAACAGGCAAATTGCATCAAATAGGAGCAGGAATAAATAGCGCAACTGATCGTAGTCCTGTAACAACTGCCAAGAATGAAGCTAGTCAAATTGCAAGTTTTCTTCTCGGAGATAATGATCCATGGATTCGATCAGATAGAAGAACTTTGCATCCAAGTGAAACAAATTGGGCGCAATCAAATTCCGGAAAATTTTACTCTTTACAAAGAAAAATTAGAGATTTATTATCTAAATTAACAGGTTATAAAGTTGTAGGCGCCTTTTCTTCTAATTCTAAATATATGCAATGGATTGAAGCAGAAGAGATAAAATTAAATAATATATTATTAGGATATAGTAAACTTAAGCATGATCAAATAAATGATAATAATATTATCTCTGCTTTTGAATCAGAAGTTAGTAAACACGAGACAGCTATTAAAAGTTTTTATGATGGAGTAAATTCCGGAACTAATTCATCACCGTCTACTACTGGTGGATCGCAACCTGTAAACAAAAATATATCACAGCCTGCAGTAGAACCAAAACTTAACACTTCAAATAAAAATATTAATCTGCCCTCCAAGGAAGAAGCTGAACAAATATTTAAAAAAATACATGAAAAAGTTTTTAAACTTTTCTAATATATTTACAGTACCTAAATAATAGTGCAATAAATTAATTATGAATAAAAATAAACTATTAGTAAATTATATAAAAAAAATAGCAAGCGAAAACGATCCATCACCTTTTCCATGGGATGCTGGTGCTGGTGCTGGTGCTGGTGCTGGTGCTGGTGCTGGTGCTGCTGCTGCTGCTGGTGTAAGAGGCTATGTAAAATCAAATTCTATTGTTGAAATGCAAAAAGCCATTACAGATTTAGCTTCTGAAAATTTTGAACAAGTTAAAGGTCAAAAAGATCCACAACCTATTAATAAAGATTTTCATGATTTTATGGTAGAAAGTTACTCTAATGGTTCTAATATTAAAGGTGAAGAATGGGATCCAGGAGAAAAATTTCATACACAGCCTACTAGAAGACCAAATGATTTAATTGAATTATCAAAAGTATTTGATCAATTTAAAAAAATTGGTTCTATAAGTGGTCCTAAATTTGCTGATGGTATTTGGGGAGAAAGAACTCAAAATGCATTAAGAAATATTTGGGCTTTTGCTGATGCTTTAGTTAGAGTATATGAAGATTTTAATCCTAATATACAAAATGCAGAATTTACAAAATCAGACTTAAATACTTTTGCTCAAAATATTCCTTCAACATCTTTGAATAAACCAGAAGAAATTCAAGATGCTAATAAATTTCCTCGTGCAGACTTAGAAAAAAAAGCTTCAGTTATAGGTCCATTAATAAATAAATTAACTTCTTTTTATAAAAGATTTAAAAGCTCAATCTTAGAAAGTCCTTTTTATAAAGGTTATGTAAAACCAGATGCTCAAGGCAAGTATAAGCCTTTTGATATTCAAATGGTTCCAACTCAACAAGATGCTGGAATAATTCCTGCTAATTTAGAAGGTGAAATTGATAAAAAAAGAATATCATTATTAACTTTACCTGGTAAAAAGGGAAAAGCTATGCTTAGTAATGTTCCAGTAAAATCATTTAAAGATCAAAAATCATTTCAATCTTTTATGGTAAATGAATTAGGATATTCCGGAGAAGAAGCAACTGATCCTGATATTCAATTAAAAATTATACAAGCAATAAATGAACAAATAGATAAACAATTCACTCCACAACCAACAGTCCGCATATAATTATATTTGAGGTATTATGTCTTTTTTATTTAATGATGAAAATATAAAGAATTTATTAGCATCAATAGAGGCTAAAAATCAATTAAAAAAAATAGGACAAGTACCTCCAGGAGCGCCTCCTACATT